TGCGGATCACGTCCCCCGGCGCATTATCCGAGAACACTGGGGCCGAGGCATTGAAGAACACGTTTTGCGATATTTGCGGCACGAAGGTAGCCCCAGCACCGGTCTCGTCAACAATGTCGACCGTCGTGCCCGGAGAGTAATCCGTCCCTTCACTGTCGATGCTAAAACCCGTGATGACGCCGCCCGCCACTGTGAAGCTGATCGAGCCCCCTGAGCCCGTCCCGGCCGGATCGTTAATCTGCGCTGAGGGACTGGAGTAATTCTGCCCCCCGTTCGGAAGGTAGCCCCCTGAGATCGTGCCCGGTCCTTCTGCGGCTTCGGCCTGGAGCGTCGCGGCCGGGGTCGGCATAGCCAACCCCAAACCGGCATCAATGCACCACGGATCTTCCGGCCCCTGCCAGAGCCGATTGTCCATGCGCTCAATGTAATAGGCCCATTGCTGCTCGCCGACGATATAACGCTTGACCAGAAAATACGGCGCATCAACTGGAGGCTCAGTCACCACTTCGTTCCCGGCCACCAGACCGTTGGTGTCGTGGCGCCCCCATCCCTGTAGTTTTTCTTCTTTGTCGTAGGTCAGCGAGAGAAACTTGCCATCGTTTCGGGTAGCCCAAACGACCTTCCACGGCACCTTGGCCCAAGCCCAAGCCGTGACCTGAAAATCATCGAACAGGTGGCTCGATAGCAAACTGATGTCGGTACCAGCATAGATGTTGACGAAGAAATTATATTGCAGATCCCGGATCACCGAGCCGTTTTGCTGCACATACAAAATATCGTAGTTGATCCGAAGCGGAGGCACTGTCGCAGAGAACCCGTTCGATTCCTGCGGCTGCGCGCTTTCCGAAGATGGCGTCAATGTCGAGCCGGCTCCCGCCGATCCTGATAATTGCCAAGCATCCAGCCCCGTACCCAGGATCAAGCCACCCGGCATTGGCTGCATGGCCTGGATTCCGTCGACCTGCTGGCCCCACGGAGTAGTAATAATGGCGTCGGAATCGACCGGCGGATTTGATGCGTCCATGTTGGTGTAAGAATCGGTCTGCGACCCGAACACCGTATCGGGATTGTTCAAGGTGTTCGCGTAGACCCGCCGCCCCTGAAAATAATTCACAACGGACGGGTAGGTGCCGGTTTCTGGCCCGACATTCAATGCAACGGTAATGGTAGCGAGTGTGCTTGAATCGGTGAAGGTGACGGTGGCATTACTCTCGTAGTTTTGGCCGCCGTTCTGGACAATGCCGGCCGCCACGACATTGTTGACCACGACCGGGATAATGACCGCGCCTGATCCTGACGAGGTATTGATGGTTGCCGTGGTGGTGGCTTGGTTGAACGTTCCGACCGCGGGAATAGTCCCAAACACAGTCAATATCTGACCGGGTGCAAATGGATTGAGCGCCAGCGGTGGAGTTCTCGAAAAATCCGCCAGGATGTTGGTGTTGACGAACTGCGTGCCGGTGGTCGTTCCGAGGAACCCGAACACCGAACCAACCGGCACGGGCGTATCGTAGCTCGGGGGCGCCTGATAGATGTTGTAATAGGCTGCGTTGTTGACCGGGTTCCAGGTGATGACGTGTGAGCCGGCTAATACCGCGATATCGACGGAATTGGTGATGTAGGCGACGTTCGAGGCGATGCTTTCCTCAAAAGTGGTAGCGTCCACCGCAGTCACGACATAGGCATACTGTGTCGGCGGCGCCGCAGCCGTCATCGTCCGTGACGAGAGCGTGAGCGACGCCGAGATGAAATACGTCCCCGCGGTCCCGGTGCCGCTATCGTACCCCGTGATGGTGGTGTTTGGAGGAATCCCCGTTCCCGTCAAAACTTGAAACGGCTCGAGGATACCGGCTACTGCGGAGGCCGTCAGCACGTTGCCGGCGATCGAGCCGGTGAAGCTCGCATTATCCGGCATGACTGTTGTGGTCGCGGTACAGTTCGTTGGCGCGGCCGTTGTGGAAGCGAAAACCGTCTGGTTGAATTCCCAATCGTTCGCTGCCAGCCGTGATAGATCGACCGGGGGATACTCGGTTCCGGTTATCGGATTGACGCAGCATAAACTCATTACGTCAGCCGACTGTACGACTTTCAGATACGGCAGGTCCGCCAGTTGATAGGGCGAAGAAAACACCGTGTAGATGCGCGCGCCATTGCCGTCGTTGTTGGTGAATGGCGGGAACGAAAGCGAATTGATCGGGTTGCCAAACAGATCGGCGATAGTGACGGCATCACCCACAACGCTGGTCGCGACCACGGTGCGGTTATTAAGTTCTGGAATCTCCGGTACAGTGAGAAACAACCAATCACCCGCGGCATAGGGATTGGTGGGCATTGTCAGGACGCACGGATTGGACAACGAGATTGCCGAGATGCCAGCCAATGGCTCGGTGATAGGCGCACCGTTTGCCATGACGCGCATGTAGGGCGCACCGGCCGCGTTAACGCCGAATTCCAGCAGATACGCTTGCTCAACATTGAACTGAAACTTGATGATGCGCGGCGGCAGACTCGAGGCCGAAGCCGGAGTTAATGACGTCGCGCAGTAAAGCATGCCGGCCCTAGATGATGCCGGGCCGCGATAATTGACAAAGCAGTTACGAAGGACAGTTGCTCCCGCGTGCCACGCTTGAAGGTCTGTCCTACCCCAAACCGCAGGGCTTAATTCGCCCGAGGATGCAGTAGGCTTGATTAGCGTGACGGTCATTCAATAGGAAACGCCATCTGGCCCCGACCATGAAGCCCATGAGCCCATGTAACCACCGTTGGGAATCGACCATAATCCAAAGTTGTTTCCACTATTCCGAATCTGCATCCAATCGGTAGGGACGTCCGAACTCGTAATTCCCTCATTACCGTCAGACACTCGTGCTGCATTGAGCAACGCCGACACGGTTTGGATGGCGAGCACCTTCTTCTTGTCGTCGCCGGTCAGTGGCGAGCACATCCATGCCGCTAACGCTCCGATTACGGCGTTCTGCAAACTCGCGTCCCAAAGGTCGACGTTATTGACGCGCCCGGTGTAGACGCATTGCGGCATGCCCAACTGTCCCGGCGGACTTATTGCCGACTGCGGCCCGCAATTGGTGAGGATGACTTTGACCTCATTGCCATTGGTGTCGGTGTCGATGGCCGGAACGAACGGTATCGCGGTATAGACGGCGGGAACGTAGTTGATGCCCATGTTGGACATCAGCGGCGCGGAGGTCGACGGCCAGTTCGGTGCCGGCATGACAAAGCGAACGAGCAAACAATCGCTCGGATAGGCGTACTCATATTGCCAGGGGATCGGCGGCTGCGGGAGTAAGCCGGATGGATTGGTCGGCGTGCCGATCGCCGATTTGAGCAGAGTGAGCGAGCTTTGCTTGCGCGCCGAATTCCAATGCGCCGAGCGAAAGATTGCGTCGGCTTGCGTCTGATAGGTACGGCTTGCCACCTGCGCCGCCAGAGAGTTCGGCGGGGACGGGGGATTGATGCCTGACACCGTAGCACGAGCCGCGATTTGATCGAGGCCCATGTTTATCAGGTCGATTTGCGAAGTCATTCTTCGGGCGGACTGTTGCCGAGAATTTCGTTAGTGGCGTTGCGCAGATCGGCCGCTTCACTGCGCAGCACTTTTTCCGCAGTACCCATCTTGTCAAGTTCGGTTTCGATTTCGCCCATGGCGGAATTCACCCCGTCATGGGCTCTGACGATGCGCTGCTTGATGCCCGCCAACCGGGACGAGAATGTCCCGGCCAGCGATTTGCCGCCGACCTCGGGCATGGTACGCCCCCGTTTTCTTGGATCGCCGCTATTGAACAGATGCCGGCCGGCGGCCGTCAGCCGCATCAAGCTTCCGGGTGCGGCGGCACTCCCGGTTTTGGAGCAAATGCCGGCTTAAATTCTGGCGCCGGTTCTAGGGCTCGTTCTCGTGCCGGAGGCTCCGTCACCCGCGGCTTCGAGGCGTCCACTTTCATGCGCTCGCGCTCGTGACGCTCCTTGAGTGCTTCGGCTTCGGTGTGATGCCGCTTCTCAAGGTCGTCCTTCTCGGTTTCACGAGGAGGCGCTACCGGCTTGCCGGATTCCGCGCGTTTATCAAACGCCTTGGTTTCGGCCTCTTGGCGCTTGCGCAATTGCTCGTCCTCGCGCTTTTGCTTGTCGGCGAGTTCTTTTTCCCGCGCCTTGAATTCGAGCTGGCGCGCTTCCTCGCTTTGCCGACGGACGAGTTCGGTGCGATCGTCGCCCTTGTACTCGGCCAATTCCTTGGCGTGACGCTCACGCATTTCGTTGCGCTCGCGCTCAATGTTTTCGTCGACCACTACGTACATCGGCTCGTCGACGAGATGTTGCTGGGTGTAGTCAGCATCAGCATCGGGCTCCCCGGCATAACGCGCCGAGGCAATAGATGCGCCCGGCGTGCCCGAAACCACCGTGCGGTGGGGGCCGACTACGCCGTCAGGCAATGTGACGATTTCACCAGACTCGCGCACCGCACCGTCAACAACGCAACGCTTGAGCAGTCTGATTCGCTGTGGCATTTGAAATCCTCCTGTGGCTAGGCAACGTCCTTGCCGTAAAATCGTTCACGACGCGCTTCATCGCCTTCACGATCTTCATCTTCTGTCGCGAGATGCGTGATCTGTAATTCCACACGGCAGCACAGCTTTTTGGTGCCGTCGGTTTCCTCGCGCTCGTTCTGTGAAACCGATGTGACCTTGGCCATGGCCTGTAAATGAATCATCTCGCCGACGCTGGGGAGTTCATCAATGTCCAGCTTTTCGAGCGTGTCTTCGTCGAAACTGATGGACAATCCATAAGGATAGGCCGCAACGGCCGGATTGGTCGGCGGCGCAGGAAAGAAATTACCGATTTCTTTCTTCACGTCATCTGGCGTCTTCGCCATGTCAGTCATTGCTGTAAAGGGCACGGCGTTCTCCTTGATGAAGTGGCGGCTTCGCCCGATTTGGCTTTACGATGACTCGAGGGTAACGTCCCTCGCCCGGTATTCCCCTGCCGGCATCGAGCGCGTGTTTTTCCTGCGGGCCGCCGGCCGAGCAGGAGGGAGGAGGAGCCGGGTAAATGATTAGCCGTTACCGGCAACAACCGGCGGCGTGCCGGGCGCGGCACCAGCAGC